TTACCATTCCCACAAAGTGGTTCATTTTATAATGCCTTAGGTGGTATTATTCCAATAGGTCGTCAAGGTAAATATTTTGAAAACATTGATGGTTTAGACGTACAAGGTGTGGTAGCTAGTGATTATACTACTGCTATTAACTTACTGAAAAACAAAGACGAATATCGATACAATACAATTACTGCTCCAGGTATCTATAACATAGATTATGGTTCAACTGTAGCAAGTATGATAGAATTATGTGAAACTCGTGGAGATGCTTTTTATATAGCTGATTTAACTCAACACGGTTCAAATACATTAGCAGCAAAAGCTGAAGCCAACGAGCTTAATAGCAATTATGCGGGTGTATATTGGCCATGGGTGCAAGTTCCATCAGTTGAACTAAGTAGAAATGTATGGGTACCTACATCAACTGTGATGCAAGGTGTTTTCGCATATAATGATAAAGTAGCCGCTCCTTGGTTTGCACCAGCAGGTATGAGTCGTGGTGGTTTACCTGTTATCAGAGCAGAAATTAAATTAACACAACCTCTGCGTGATACATTATATACTGCTAAAATTAACCCAATAGCAACATATCCTAAAGTAGGTGTAGTTGCATATGGGCAAAAAACACTACAAACAAGAGCATCAGCACTTGATCGTATTAATGTTAGACGTCTACTAATTGCATTAAAGAACTTTATCGGAGACACATCACGTAATTTAGTATTTGAGCAAAATACAACAATTACAAGAAATAGATTCCTAAATACAGTGAATCCTTATCTAGAAAGTGTACAACAAAGACAAGGTTTATATGCTTTCAGAGTAATCATGGATGAAACTAATAATACAGCAGATGCCATTGATAGAAACCAGTTACTAGGCCAGATACTTATCCAACCTACAAAAACAGCTGAATTTATCATACTAGATTACGTAATTAAACCAACTGGTGCTACATTTGGTGAGTAAAAGTTAAAAAGACACATATTTATACCAAAATAATACAATAAAATGGCAATATTAAGTTCAGCGGAAATGTTTTATACGGCTTTCGAGCCAAAGGTACAAAACAGGTTTATCTTCTACATTGATGGTATCCCAGCGTATCTAATTAAAACAGCAGACCGCCCCAAATATACAAACGAAGTTACTGTTCTTGATCATATAAACAAGAAACGTAAAATTAAAGGTAAGTCAGATTGGCAAGACATTAATCTTACACTTTATGATCCGGTAACACCTTCAGGTGCACAGTCAGTAATGGAGTGGATTCGTTTAGGACATGAATCAGTAACAGGTCGTGACGGTTATAGTGATTTCTATAAACGTGATATTAGATATAACACACTAGGACCTGTAGGTGATGTTGTTGAAGAATGGATTTGTAAAGGAGCATTTGTAGCCAATTCCGATTTTGGATCGGGTGATTGGAGTTCATCAGCACCAATGGAAATTAACTTAACAATTGCAATGGATTACGCAATATTAAATTACTAATAAACATGAAAAGAAGTCAATTAAAAGCTCTAATTAGAGAAGAGATTAAAATCGCTACAAGATTTAGGGAAAATAGAAGTAATAATAGATTTGATTATGATGATCCTACTTCTCCCCTTGCACAGTTTAATGATGGTGAGGGTGCCCGAATATTAACATCTTTGATGGATAAGTACGGTAAAGATATTATTCAATATTGGGTAACCAGTGGAGAGTGGACAGATAGTGAATATCGATAAAAATATAATAAAAGGGTATGAATACACCCCACCCCGATAATGCACCTCCTGGAGGACGTGGAGGAGAATATTAAATTAAAAAATATCAAATACTTTTAAAGGAGACAGCAATGTCTCCTTTTTTTATGTATGTATATCCGAAAATATTAACAAAGTTATAAATTTATGTCAGAACAAATGTACCCTACGGAAGAAGTAACTCTTCCATCAAAAGGGTTAGTTTACCCCCTAGATAATCCCTTAGCAAAAGGAACCATAGAAATGAAGTATATGACCGCACGCGAAGAGGATATTCTAACCAATGAAAGTTATATCAAGAAAGGTATAGTAATAGATAAGTTATTAGAATCCCTTATTGTAACCCCCATTAACTATGGAGATTTAGTTAATGGTGATAAACTCGCAGTTATGATAGCTGCTCGTGTTTTAGGTTATGGTAGTGATTATAAATTCAATATCAGAAATAAAGATGGTAAGCCCGAAGAACATTCAATCGATCTTACCCAAATAAATGATAAACTATTGGATACTAATGATTTGTTAAAAGAAAACTTTAATGAGTTTGCCTTTGATTTACCAATAGCCAAGAAGAAACTAACCTTCAAACTTCTAACTCACACAGATGAGAAAAATATCGAAAACGAAATAAAAGGTTTAAAAAGAGCCCACAAAGAGGGATCATTCGAATTAACAACAAGGTTAAAACATATGATTACTTCAATAGATGGAGATTCTGAAACAAAAACAATACGTCAGTTCGTTGACACCATGCTAGCGCGTGATGCACGTTCATTTAGGGATTATATCAAGAAAGTACAACCAGGAGTTGACTTAACAACTGATATTACTACAGACGGTGGAGACGTAATGGAGGGCGTTTCTATCCCTATCGATGTAACGTTTTTTTGGCCTGACGCCCAGCTATAAACTTCAAGTATATCGTGAGGTACATGATTTAGTATTTCATGGGGGTGGAGGATTTCTCCACTCCGAGGTATATAACATGCCTGTTCATATTAGAAGGTATCATATTATGGAAATTAAAAAAATGCATGAAGCTCAAAAACGTTCACAAGAACAAGCAAACCAACACTACAGTTCAACCTCAGACAAAAACCCTAAAGGGCCTGATATTTATAACAAATAAAAATAAATGGCATTAGGAGACATAGGTGATGAGTTAAGTGGTTTAGCTCGCAGAATGGAAGATAGTTCATTCTTTGACGACATAGTAGATAGTGTAAGAGCACTTAATCGACAGGCTATGGACGTTAATGAACGTATTGGTAGGGATTTAGTTAATTCTGTTAGAGGGGTAAGTCGTGGGTTTGGTGATGTAGCAACTCAAGTTGAAAAGATTAGACTTGGAGTTGTATCAACCAATTCTTTACAAAGCAAAGCCGCCCAAGCTCTTTCTAAGCAAAATCAATTAATGAACGAGGCCAACAGATTAAGAGCTGTTGGTACTACACGTGCAAATGATCAAGCGGATAATATGGAATTAGCCGCAGAACAAGCTCAAATATTAAATGAGAGATATCAACGTTTAGCAGACATAAATGATCGGCTAAATAGAAATACCCAATTCTTTACGGGTATGGAAAAACTGACTAAAAAAATCCCGGGATTAGAGGGTGTTAGTCAGGATTTCAGGGATGCGGCTCAATCTGTTAGAGAATCACTTATAGATGGTAATACTCCAGTAAGAGCTATCACAGCAGGTATAAATGTTTTAGCCAAGGCGGTTGGTGTTGTGTTCCTTGCACAACTTATTAAAGTTGATCAGCAAGTAACTGACATGACCAAAAACCTTAACCTGTCTAGAAAGGAAGCAGTCGAACTAAAACAAACATTTGCTGCTATGGCATTTGATAGTGAAGATATCGCTCTAAACTCAGAAAGGTTAGCCAAAGCAAACACAGAATTAAATACACAGTTAGGTCTTGCCGCTGTATTCAGTAAAGATATATTAGGTACTTATTCTAAATTAGTAGAAGTAGCAGGTTTAACAACTGAATCAGCTAGTAGTTTAGCTTTCCAAGCATTACGTTCAGGTGAAACTTTACGTGAAGTAGAGGAAAATGCATTAGCGGCTTCATTTGCAATGCAACGTTCTACCGGGATAGCATTCAATAATAGAGAAATACTAGAAGAAACAGGTAAGATTACTGGTCAGGTAAGAGCAAACCTACACGCCAACCCTGAATTATTAGCCAGAGCAGTAACTCAAGCACGTTTGTTTGGTGCTGAAGTAGATGATATAGTAACATCACAGAAATCCTTATTAGATTTTGAAACATCTATTGGTAACGAATTAGCTGCTGAGTTATTAACAGGTAAGCAATTAAATCTTGAAAAAGCAAGAGCACTTGCATTAGCAGGTAATCAAGAGGATTTAGCACGTGAATTAGCGTTTCAAGCAGGTTCATTTACTGAATTTACTAAGTTGAATGTAATTCAACAACAAGAACTAGCAGGAGCTTTTGGGTTAAGTGCTGATAGATTATCTGATATTTTATTCAAACAAGAAGTACAAGGTAAAACAGCAAGAGAATTACGAGCAATAGGAAAAGGAGAACTAGCAGACCGATTAGAACAACTATCGGCTCAAGAAAAATTAGCATTATCTCTGGAAAAATTCAGAACAATAATGGGTGATATGGCTACTATATTACTACCAATTGTTGAAAGTTTTGGTAGTATAGTTCAATACATTTCTGAAAGTAAGATATTAGCATCGGCTTTAGTGGGTGTTTTAGGAGCATTAGCAATTAAATCTATTGCAAACGCTGTTGCTTCGATATTTGCAGGTAGTTCTATGATGGGGCCTATGGGTCTAGCAGCCGCCGCTGTTGGTGTTGGTGCTATGTATGGTTTAATATCTCAAGCAAAATCACAAACAGTACAAGATGGTATGGCGCCACAAGGTAATGGACCCTTTACGGTTACTGATAAATTTGGTAGAATGGCTGTTACCCATAAAGATGATGGGTTAGTTGTATCACCAAATATTAACAAACAGGCACAACCGGTTACTGAACAATTCCAACAATTAAAAGGATATCTAAAAGACATACATTCAAATAGTTTAAATACTCAAAATTTAGAAATATCTCCAAAAATTAATGTCCAAGCTCAGCCTATTAGTGTAGACATGGATTCATTTAAAATTAAAGGAGTGAATGAGGGTGTTAAGGAATCTACTAAAACAGAGAAACCACAACCACAAAAGAAAACCGAAACAAAAGTTCAACCAATAATAATAAAGAATACATTTAGCAATTTCAAATCATCAGGACCATATGCGTTGGCCAACACTCAGAGACGTCAAGCTACTCCTACTTTTGCTTAATATGTATAATCAAAAT